AGGCCATGTTATTTCTCCTTAAGCCTTGCCAACGCCTTGACGGGCGCGGTTGCTACACACCAAGTTGCCTTGGAACAAAACCGGGATAACGATAGCGTCCTGGTTCACCGACTTCAGTTCCGGCATGATTTCCATGTTCGCATCCTGATGAGCCACCAACTCAAGGAAGTCGGTATTCAGGAAGTACATGTGCGAGGCCGGAGTACCGGATTCGGACGAGTCATAGACCACATCTGCATCCTTGTACTTCAGAGCCATCATGCCGCCCTTGCCATCGTCAGCCGGGGCATAACGCTTCAGGGACGATTGCGAGGCTTCGTAGAACGAGAAGTACACCGAATCCATTACGATCAGGTCGGGCTTGTCGTTACCGCGCATACAGGACAGCCACAAAGGAAGCATCATGCCTGCCTCAATGGTCGCCGCCGAAACGGTCACGCTGTTGTCGGAAGCGTCGCGGACTTGGTTGCGCCAGAACGAATACGTGTTGGCGTTGATGCCGCCTACCGTGTTCGTGTTGGTATCAGCCACGATCTTCTGAATGCCGCCGATCTGATTGGTTGCCGAACCATCGGAATACAGATCACCCGACAGGCCGTTAGCCATAGAGCGTTGAGCATTCTTGATCTTCGCTTTCACGAAGTTGATGATGCGGTTTGCGCCGCTGTTGGTACGGATTTCCAGACCGGAAGCCGCAACGTTGACCGCGACCTGCTGCCAGGGGAATTCAGCCGCCGAGATAACGTCCGAAGCCGCGACGTTCAGGATGTCAAAGCCGCTGTACCGCTGGTAAGTCGAGTTCGCCGCGTAGTCCAGAGGCTGAACGATGGACAGGCCACCGTCTTCTAGGCGAATCTTGCCCTTGTCGGACAGACGCTTGAACAGTGCATTGTGGTACGAAATGTTATCAGCAATCTCTTTCGAGTGATTGCGATACGTGGTGCTCACCAATTCGGTGAACGTGGTGAAGCTAGTCGAGCCGGGAGAGGCCATGATTTATCTCCTGAGATTAGAGAACGCCGAGTCGCTCGGCTGTTGCTCGTATCGTTTCTTCCATCGTGCCAACGGGTCGCTTGACAGGACTGACACCCCTTCGGGTGACATTCACTGCCGCTGCGCGTTTGGCTTCCTGTGCCTTCTGATTGGCTTCCGCTTTCCGCCTGGCATCGGCTTGTGCTTGCTGTTCTGCAAGGACTTGAGCGCGTACAGTTGGATTGGCGTAAATAGCCCGTTCATAGGCTTCCTCAAGCACTTGTCGCTGGGTTTTCCCCTGTTCGCTAACAATGCCGGACTGTATTAGTCCAACCATGTCATTAACGACAGCCCCAAAGTGCTTATTGGCCGGGTCGATAGAGAATCGCTGAATCTCGCTGTTAAGCGCCGCTGTATCCCTTTGCTCCTCTGCCATAGTTCGCTGCTGAATCCACCCATGCAACTGCTGTACTTGCTGCTGCAAGGCGGATACATTCGGATCGACATAAGGCTGCTCCACTTGGGAGACCTGCCCCAAATCGACCCCATACTGCTGCGCCATCCGAGCAAACATCTGCTGCTTTTGCTCGGGGGTGCCATACCGCAATGAGTGATCCGCCGCCATCAGCTTCTGTACGGCTTCGGCAGGATGAATCCCCATTGCTTGAATCGTTGCGGCGAAGGGCGTAACCGCTCGCTCCATCGCGTCACCAAATTGGGCCTTTGAGCGGAACTGCTCCAGCCCTTTGTGCATCTCTTCAGACCGGCGAACAAACGCCGCCTTGACCGCTTCTGACGCGGTAGCGAAGGCTTCTGCCTCGTCTTTCCTGAGTCCAAGCCGCTGAACTTCGGGCGGGACAACTACGGGCGCAGCAACCGGAGGCGTATCGACTTCAGTTGGAGGCGGGACACTTTCTGCCTCCGGTGCTGCATCCTTGGGGGCAAAGCGTCCCTTTTCATCACGGACACGCTCGGCCTTCTGTTCTGGTGTTTCAGTCTCATCCTCTGAGCCTCTGGATTCGATAGCCTCTAGGGTTTCTCGAATCGTATCGTCCATGCTCTTAGGCTCGGACTCCTGTGCTTCGGGTGTTTCAACTTCGTCAAGGGTATCCTCGACAATTTCTTCGCTCATTTTTAACCTCGTCTGATAGCGGTCTTCCTGTTGCCGCTATAGGGCGCATCACTGCGGACCCGAGAACCCTTACAGGAGGGGATTACAGAACTCCTAATTCCTCCTTGGCTGCAACTGGCATGTCTGCGAGCGTGTTCTCAATGCACTTTTCTAGCTTGGCATCCTGCTCCGCTTCCTTGTATGCCCTCTGCCGATCAGCTTCCTTCTTTTCTTCTGCCATCCCTTCCCACGGGCGGGAATTGGTAGCCTTCAGATCCTCATTCCGTTCCCGCCTGGAATTGATCCACTTCCCCGTAACAGGCGAGACATATGCCGGAATATCGACCACGCCAAAGCAAGCAGTAAAGATTCGCTTTTCGGTCGGGACTCCGCAGCAATCCGGCGTTTCATGGCAGCGCGACGATGTTTGGTAATACTCGTGCGCCTTACCACATTGACCACAAAGGGACTCATATATAGGCATTGGTTCTCACAGTAGAAGTAAGAGGGTTTCCTCGTCATCCAACTCGTCTAGGTGCTGCTGCTTCACTTGGGCTATCTGAGCGGATAACCACTCAATCAGCCTCATTTCCTGCGTGTAGTCGATATGCGCGACTTCCGGCGTTTTCCGTATCTCTGCCTTCAGTCCGGCAACGACTACAGGTGCGGGTTCAACCCCTATCAACTTGCGATAGGTCGCCTCAATCGTTTCGGTAATCGCTTCTTCGCGCTTCTGCTTTTTCTTCCATGCGGCCTTGTTCCACCCTGGATGGAAGGCGTCATCACCACCGGCCTTTAACGGAACATCCCCGCTATACGCAAAGACCCCCGCCAACCCCTGAAGAGAATAAGCCCCGGCATCACCACTCAGCGAATAGGAAACCGCCGATGCTCCAGGCGTGTAACTAAGTACCCCGTCTTGACCTGTAAAGCTGTACGCACCCGCAGCGCCGGCTAGGTTCCTGCCTACGATGAACCCTGCATTTACGCCGCTGTAGGCGTACGCTCGCGCCCCTCCGGACAAACTGTAGGACGCAGCGCCGCTGGACCCGCTTGTTGTCGGACCAAGAATTTTGTAAAGGATTACATTGCCATTGCTGGTTTCGCCAGACCATACCGTTGAGGCTGGCTTTAGTACCACGTCGGCACTTGTCCCGCTTACCAGAACGATGTCTAGCGGCACTGCCGGAGTTACGGCAGGCAACGGATTAAGGTAAATCGTGGTGCTTTGTACTGCTGCAACCTCTGAGTTGTCAGCGGAACGTAAAACTACGTCACCCGTAGTCGATGACCACAGGACAATTGCCGTAGTCACTTACTTACTCCAAATGGTGATTATCTCGGCTTCACCGTCTATCGTTTCAAAATGGTGCTGGAAGCAGGCAACAAGAACCCAGCCACTAGCAGCCTGATCGTTTAACGTCACCTCTAACTGCGACACGGCAGTTTTCAATACACGATAGTTCATAGCGAAGGCCGAAGCGTATTAACTGTTGACCCTGCCAAGTTCCCTGATGCGTACAGGGCTACCAAGTAATGATCTACCCCGATATACGGAGTGCCAACCTCATAAACTCCCCTGTCGTCACAAGCTACCTCAGAGACATACAGATCGTCTGATGTCCTGAAGCACTGGACTACGGCGCCACCTAACGGATTTCCACCTGAGTCCTTGCATGTGCCGCGAATGAAGTACGGACGCTGATGGCCGGAGATTCCAAGGTTCCACGGTCCGTATGAATCAGACTGCTGTGCGTCCTGCGACAACGCACACAATGGAACGGACGGATCTCCAGACATGAATCCAGACTTGGGCCATGAATTCATCGGACCCCACTCCCAACTGATAGCCTGTGGCCCACGGTTCCGATAGCCGAAGTTCCGCGCCGGCTTCCATAGGTCACCGCGTTCTTCGTCTGTAATGGTGAGCCACCCACTCCAAATGCCGCCGTTGACCATATTCAAAGAACTCACGATACCCTCGCGCTTCCCGCTGGGATGATGAGTTCTCCGTGCTTGCGGAGATGATGCGACTTCACCGAGTCACGCGCCGCATCAATCAACGACAGCGCAAACTTCTCGTCGTGGATGTCACCCGCAACCGACATCGCGCCAGAACGAAAAACGGTGACAGTGATTTGAGCCATTAAATCATCCTCATCCGCCGCGTACTTTTCTTCCAGTGGTTGGCCCATTACTCGTCTGCAACCCACCATGCGTTCATCGAAGCAGAGTTGGTCGCAAGGTTCCAGATCAACATCGAAGCCGATACGGCAACCTTCAGACCGCGAGGGAACGTCCAGATAACCCCGGCACCCGCAGTGGCAGGCAAGCCTACACGCCGCAGGAACTGAGTCGGGACGGTAGGAGCAACAGACCACGCAACCGCGCAACCGGACAGGGCGGCAGGAGCGCCGGGGTCTTCAGCCTGCAGAAGCACGGGGGCCGTCTGTGTCGGGGTGTTACCCGCTCGACCAAGCCCGTAAGTGGAAGCGGTAGCCGTAATCAAGTTGATACCGACTTCCATGATGTTTGGCGTATTGGTTGCGGCGGCTTTCAAGTCCATAGCTGCCGCGCCGGTAGTGGTAACCGTTGTGTTGAGTGAAAGCGAGTAAATAGACATGGGAGCCTCTTATGTGACAGTGAATACGCCGTTTACCGCATCAGGCGTGAAGGTGAAAGTGTCGGAGTTGCCCCCGTTCATAACTACAGAACTGCCGTAATCCCAATAACCAACAGTGATGTTATTTGTCTTGTTGACCAGCAGCACATATCTGAAAGTGAATCCACCACCGGAGGCAGTCCATACCGCAGGCGCAGCAAGAATCAGTTTGTACGTCCCGCCTGCTTCTGCGGATGATGTCGTTGATACATTCGCCCCGCCCTGGGTATAGCCACCACTTGTAGGTAGGTCGGTCGTTCCTGCTACAAATACAGCAGAGGCAGGGACTGTGTTAGTGAGTGCGAACGCCCATTGATCCGTGCCAGCGTTAAGCCCTTCAACGAGGTAATCAATTGCGCCGGCTACCTTGGTATAAGCCGCCATCAAGCCACCCCGCTTACGCGCCCATCAGGACCGCGAATGATGGTCTTGGGTCGCTGCATGTTCTCCAGCGCAGCAGTGAACCCCTGAATCGCTACTGCCAAGGCATCGCCCGTGGTCGATTCGCCTTCCGCCTTGTCTTCTGCGCCATCTTCCCTACTGCCCATCTGAGCTTGTGCTAACGATGTTTCGGCTGATATTTGCGCCTGTTTAGCCCCAGCTTCAGCGGCTATCTGTGCGACTAGAACCTTTGTCTCCGCGTCAAGTTGAGCCTTGAACTTGTCGAACTCCAGGCGTTGCGCGTCAGCCTGTGCCTGCATTTCGGCCTTGAATTGCTCGACCTGCATCTGAATCTGCGCCTTCTGCTGATCCATCTGCCCTTGCGCCTGAATCTTCATCTGCTCAAGCTGCGCGGTCTGCTGCAATTCTGCCTGCTTTAACTGCTGACTTCCCTGCTGCTTCAGTTGCTCGACCTGCAACGAGTTATCCTGCTGCTGAGGTGCTGGAGGGGGCTGCTGCATCTTGTCTAGGGCATCTTCAACAGCGTTGCCCATCTTCGCCCGACGAGTAACGGCCATGATGATTTCCTTCATAGCCTCCATCGGGAACATGCCCATCTGAACCATTGGGCCGAGTTCCTTGGTCAGTTGAGCCACCGCACCCATGACCTGCTGCAACCCCTGCATCTCGCCTTCCAATGAGGCGGCAACCGTGGAATCTGTTTCAATGTCTATCTTGAACGACCGTTGCTTATCGTCCCGCAGGACTTGCACAACTTCTTCCCAACTAGGCGGGAGATTGGGCTGCGGAGGGGGTTGCTGGCCTTGCTGTTGATCCATCATCGCCTGCTGCTGATACTGCAGCATGGCCTGATCTTTTTCAGCCTGCATGGGCAACTTGACGCCCGTCATGCCCTTCAAGGTCTCAACGTCGAACTTCTCTCCGATGATTTCGGCCTGCATGCGGATCAGGTCACGGATGAATCTGGCAACTTCGGCTTGCATCTTCTTAAGCCGCATTGATCCCCATTTGTCCTTGATCTGCTGCGCCGTTGCTGTCTCCGAAGCAACCGACGCTCCCCGGATGATGTCAGCAATGCCGGTGATCTCGTAAATAACCGACTTAGCGGCTTCGCGTTGCTCATAGAGAACCTTCAGGACGTTTGCCGCCTGTTCAATCGGAATGAACCAGATGGCTTTTTCCAGCCCGCCACGTTCAAGCAATGCCGTTACGTTTTGAGCGGGGATCAGGTCGTTATCCTCACCCCGCATCAGTTCAGACAACTCGCTCAAGGTCGAGTCATAGATGCCGCGCATCTTGAGGCCGGCAACGAGTTTGTTAATCCGCCCCGAGATGCGGTCTAGTTCTTCAGCCTGTTCGCGGTACAACTCATATAACGGAGTCGGAATGAGGGAAGAACTATCTTCCATCGAATACAGCGGACGAGGAAGCGGGAAAAAGCCCTGAAGGTTCAGAGGGTCGGACAGCGTATCAAGGGGCTGTTCCTTGTGGTTCAACGCCACAAATATGACTTCACGCTCGTCTTTGTCCCAAATTTCCCACACCTCTGCGGTGCGGAATGCTTGGGCTATCTTGTCATCCTTTTCCTTCTCAATCTCTTCATCATCGGTGGAGTCCAACTTTACTTGGCTACCGATCTCCCCGAACTTTTCAATGAGTTCATCACGGGTTAGCCGATGCCTAAAGGCAACCCAACAAACCTCGCCCCATGTCTTGCCTGCGCCGATGCGGAAGTCATCCCATTGGACATGCTCAATCGGGGCTTGCTCCCACGAGACTTCTTCGTCTGTACCCTCTAGGGCTTCACCGCCATCTGCGTGGGTCTCGGCCTCTTCCTCGTGGGTCTCGGTCGTTACGCCTACCTGCTCAAGACTCGGCACATACCGGACCCGAGCAACACCACGCCCCGGCAGGAGCATGTCCAGAACAGCATTTTCGACATCACGGTTGAAGTCGGTCGTGTCTAGGCCGAACTCAAGGGCGTGGGTCAGGACGGTACTAGCGTGTTTCCCTATGGGGTCTTCATCCTTCCACCGCCTACGGACATCCGGCTTAGGCAATGAGTTATAGACCGCAGGGCGCAGGGTTTCCGTGTTAGACCAGAGGATATTGAACGAGTGCTTCTTCGCTTCCTTCTGGCGATACCTGTCCCACACTTTCTCAGCCTTCTTGCGCCATTCCTTCTCACGCTTATCCGCAAGTTTCAGTTCCAGAACCCAACGACGCACCACTCCCGCCGCGTCCTTCTCAATATCTGACGGGCGTTCTTGGGAGTCGATTTCCATTGGTCTCTTTCAGCGCATCACTGCGTTATAAGTTTTCATCGTGCAGAGGGGATTAGTTACTGATAACAGGCCGGCTCCGTCACATCCCGAGTCGGATGGTCCACCCTGTAAATTCCGTATCGCCCGATTTTGATCGTGCAACTACCACCGCCCGCCCCGAACACTACGTTCACCTGTCCGTCGATAGTATTGACATCTGCAAGCGCGCCCGACGGGAACTGCCAATCACAGGTAACGAAAGACCCGCGCATGGTTTGATTAGGATGATCGTCAGTGCTTGACGCTGACCGCTTCAGGCTTTCCAGCGTTCCAGAGATAAGGGAACCTGTTTCGTCGTAGTAATTAGTGGTCATCCCTGCCGAAAGGCTATATACGCCAGAAATTGCCGTCACATTCAAATCGCCGCAAATATGAACGGTATCCCCCGGAAAGCACCGACCGCTGTACGAGGTGGCAGGGTTTGACTTCGCTGCCGTGAACAGAATCTTGATGTTCGCGTTAGCCCCTCCCGTAATCGCGCAGACAAACCACGATCCGAGATTGTCGGCAACGCCGTCAAGGTCGGTGTGCGCTTCGTAGGTTACGATCACCGACGATCCAGCAGGTCCGCTTACGGTCGTAAAGGCCGGAAGCGCCCCAGAGGTCAAGGTGATTCCACCCGTAACGCCGCCGCCTGTTTGAGTAGTGAAAAGCGGATTAGCGAATAGTTGCGTCCCATTGGACACATTGACCGTTCCAGTATATGACCCCGCCGCCACACTGGATGGCATTGTCACGGATGTGTCTGTTACAGATGACAGGGTGTAGAGGCCATTAAATTCAGTATGCCCAACAGACGGAACTCCGACGCACACAACGTCCCCCGGCTGGAATCGCCGGAATACCGCACCGCTATTCAGATTGTTGAGCGTGATCGTCATTGAGGTTCCGGTCGCAGTCACCGCCGTGCCAGCAACGACGTTGCTCGAATAGGTGTCAAGAACCGATATTGGCAAGCGGTCTGTCAGGTTCGCCGCAAGGAACGGCTTCAACTGCGCCGCAAGATACTTGCCGCAATAGAATGCGCCAATATTCGACTTATGAATCTGGTCAGAGTAATGCCCGGAACGAACATCACCTGTTGCCGATGTCGCATCCTGAGTGACCCGGTGGACATCGACATAGTGAAGATTCGGAGATTGAGCCGCCTTGTATTGGAGCCAGCGGTTGAACAGCAAGGCCCGATAGGATAACTGTGCAGATGCGTTGGTCGCGCTATTTCCTGGGGGCGAAATTGCCATCAGGAACACACTTGCCCCCGTATTCACCAAGGACGCGATGATCTGCTCGTAAATTCCCTGGACATAGGGAAGCTCAACTTGCCTGGAATCTGCCTCATACGCATCGCCGGTAACAATCGAACTGCCTGGATTAACGGTCAATTTCAGGTCATTGATGCCGCACGAAAGGAAGATGATTTTTGGCTCGTACGCAGCAACGCGATCCACCCGCGAAAGGATGTCGCTAGTGCGCTCTCCGCCAATTCCCATCTCCTTTACAATATTCAGCGGCGAGCCAAGGAAGAAATTAGCCCACATCACGGTTCCCCACATGGTTTGGTGGGTGCGGTTGTCTACGGTGTACTCCATCTCCCGGTCGATGTAGCTATCTCCAATCAGAACAGTCCTGATTCCGTTGCTTGTCGGAGGGTAGAAAAATGCGCTTCCAGTGGTTAGCTTTTCAATCCCCCCGGTGACACTATCAATTTCCGACAGCACTTCGCTCGGCTGCCCACTTCGGCTGTACCAATGCCCGTTGTGGTATATATCGTTAGGAAATACGCCCCAAGTCATATGCGCCCCTTAAGTGAAATTGCGGTCTTGTACTCCATCCCCGCCATGCTGACAAGGTTTGTCCGAGCTTGCGTCATTCTTCGTCCCTTCTGCGCCGCCCTGCGGCTTTGATTAGCTCATTTATGGTCTGACCTTGGGGCCATTTGGTAGGCTCCGGCTCTTTCGGTTTCATCTCTTCACGCCATACCAGACACGCGTACCTGAATGCGTCCGCGTAATGGCTTGTGTAGTCGTGCCGAGGCTTGTCCCGGAAGCACCGCTTATCCTCGTCATACTCCCGCTGGTATTGCTTGAGGGTCTCCACGCCCTCCCTGCACTGCTCATCAAAGAAGCAGTCTGCAAGGGTTAATCGTGCGGCTTGAATCCCGTCAATCAGACCAAGTTCAGGGGTAATCCTGGGCTTCCATCCGAGCGCACTGAACTGTTGCTCTATGCTTCTCCCTGTTTGCAGGCTCTTTGCACGCGCATCATGGGGAAGCCACAACCACTCGCCGTATTTGTACGGCTTGGACTTCATAATGTCGTGGTAATGGGCTATGGGCATTCCAGACGCTGAATAGCAGTCGATCAGGCGGAGTTCTTTGCCGACCTGGAACCACCAGATAGCCGTGTCATCACTAAATCCAAGGTCTAACGCCGCGTGGACTTTAAGTGCGGGGTCGTATATCCCGGCCCTCATTCGTCCATCCTGCTCAAGCTGCCACAACTCTTTACCGAAGATCGCCCCCGGCAACGCAGCATCAAAGTCGCATTCCATTTCCTGCCGCCATGCGTCATCAGTCAGTTCAGACTTGAGTGCGTCCAATTCGCTTTCAGGGAGAATCCCGCTATCTGCCGCTTTAATGGTGACAGCCAACCAATCAGGGGACCGAGATGCTTGCTCGTACATCTCCCAAAACTGATTCCTACCCTTGGGAGTGCCGATAATGATGGCTCTACCCTGCCGATCCGCTAGGGCTGGCCGGATGACGTAAGCCCATACGCTAGGCTTCCAATCCCCGTACTCATCAGCAATCACCAAGTCAAAGAACATCCCCCGCAGTGCGTCTGCGTTATCAGCGCCAAACAACTGAATCCGCGCCCCGTTGGGGTAGTCAATCCTAAGTTCTGACTCGTTGATACTCACGCCCGGAACAACCGCGCTGTATCGCTTGAGGTAGTCCCAAGCAACCGCTTTAGCCTGGCGATAAAAAGGGGCCACATATGCCCCCCTGAAGTCTTTGCGCTCTGTGGTCAATGCGGCCTTGAGAAGCTCATTGACACAGGCGACTGTTTTCCCCGCTCGTCGGTGGGCAACTACTACCGCCCATCGCTCTGTTCTGTTATGCAACGGCCAAAAGGCTTGCCGTGGCTTATAGGGGATAGTGATTACTTCTGCCATCCGAACCTGTGTTCGATGGGTTTGTCTGCATTCCCGCTGAGTTCTACTGCTTTCAGGTCGGGTATGTACTTGCCTATTACAATCTTCGCCGCATTGACCTGCGTAGTCGTAAGCTCTATTTCGCCATTTGCGTGTGAAATCAAACGATTAAGCAACTGGCTTGCTTGTATCAGTTTATTGCTGCTATCTCTATTCCTTGGCTCTTTGCGTGCTGCCATATCTCATCAAGGGGTAGCCCTTGCCTCGACTAAGTTGAGTTGGTTAGGTCATCGCCGCAAGAATCGCCGCCGCTGCCTGGGTAGCGTTGTTGCTCGTAGCCACTTGGACGGTGCCGGTCTTGTCTGTGGACGTGTTGAGGTTTTGAACAGTTACGTCCGTATAGCTGGCGGACGAGGTGGCGTCAAAACGAATGATCTTGCAGCCCGCTCCGCTAACGGCAGAGTCAAGGGCTGTTTGTAGTTGGGCTTCGGTGAATGCCATGATTGACCCCTATGGACGCAAAAAAGCCGCCGATCCTTTACGAATCAAGCGGCTATCTGGTTATTTTGGGCATAGGAATGCCCGACGCCTCGCAAAATACGCTTATTGATTGGGAAAGTCAACGCCTTTCGATTGTGCGGCGCATCATGTAGCGATTCCTCTGCGCCTTGCCTCGATCAGGAACGCCATACACCCCTCGACCAGAAGCGCACCAGGATCTCCACGGAATCTAGCCACATCCCCCAGATACCTGTTCCAGATCGCCATGACCTGTTGGGTGTGACCGTGCAGGCTCATTTCGTCCAGGATTGCATCGGCAATGGCCCCGGTCCGCTTGTCAGCCTGTTCGACCATGTGATGAAAACTATCTTCAGTGGAAGCCCCGCCACTTGAGAATCCGGCTGAATGGGACGGATAGCCCAAAGGCGGAGCGCCGTGCTCTCGTCGCTTGTACTCACCCCAGATTCTCAGGATGCGGTCGGCTTCCAGGGGGATCATGGCCTCGTCCCGAATCATTTGGCTTTCCAGTCAATACAGCGAATGTCCCTCAACGCTCTGTAGAGTGAGCAATAAGGACGCCAACCCAAGAATTTCCAGCGCCTTGATGCGAATTTGCATCCCTCACACGTCGACATAAGTTTCCTTGTGGAAAGCGTCCGGATATTTCTCTTTTAGTTGAGCTATGGCATGGTCCAGGGCTTGCCGTCTCAGGATGGGTTGCCGGTAGGATCGGGAGATGGATAGCCATTGCTCCCTGAGCCATTTACGGCCCTCGTCGGGGATTAGCAGGGTAGGTGTCATTCCAGAGCCTCCAGAGCGATTGTGTAGCGTTCTATGGCCTCTTCCGCGAGGGTTCTCTTCTGAGAGGGGCTTAAGGTCTTGCGGGATTCCCTTTTGAGTCGGTCAATGGTTTCTTTTCCGTACCATCCGAGCATCCATTCGTAAAAGCCGATAAGGTGGCCTTCATCAAACCGATTGCAGCCTTGACATTCAGGGGCGACGTTTTCCTCTACCCATCGAATAGATGCCCCTCTGCTCTTGGGAATGAAATGCCCACAGTCCATGTCCTGCCAGCGGAAAGACCTACCGCATGAGACACAGGTGCAATATCCATCAACGGCGAACTTACGGCGGATATAGACGGATTGCTTTGCATCGGCTTTAGCCTGAAGGGTTGAGAGCAAAACCCGTTTCTTAGGCTTGAATGGAAGGCCGGGGGCGTTCATTTCAAACACCCATCACACCGGCTATCGGTAGTCCTTAGATCGAACTGGCAAGCCTTGGTGCTTGTGTCGGGATGGAACTTCACAAGCTGGACGAGGACCGAACCGCGTAGGACATGACCATCCTTGACCAGATAATCCGGTTCTCTCGGTTCGTTCCAGCAGCCGTAACGGATCATGCCGCCTCCCTCCACTCCGGAGCCTTCAGCTTGACCCCGTTATCGGTTGCCCATGCGCTTATAAAGTCGATCAGGCTTCCAAGCTCTTTAACGCCCATTTGAGCGGTTGATTTTCTGAGTTGAACGAATTCCCCGTTTATCCCAGGGACAACCTCGCCAGCCTCGTTTAAAGCCATCCTGTGACCGGAAACTAAGATGGCCTTCCAATCGTCTAGTGATCTTTTCTTTCCTGCGTATTCCTTTTGCTTTGAAATATCTGAAAGCAGGGAATGCAGTAAGGCGTTCTGGTCGTTCGTTCTGGTCCGTTCCTTGATCTCGCAAACGTAACCAGACGGGGCAGCATCAATCGAATACTTCGCCATCCTGCGGGCGGATTCGGAGACCAGGGGGTAGCGTTCAGTCATTCGACACCTCTTGCAGATGATTTTCCGCCGCAGCCTGGCATTCCTCGAAGCTGGCGAATTCCCCGAGCAATTCAGGGCCACACCACAGCCGATACGCAAGGTGATCGCCAACGGCGAATTTGCCGACCTTGAAGGGGTCTGAAATCATTCCGTTGGTTCCTTCGCGTTGCCACTTCATGCTGTTTCCGATCTAGGCTTGCACTCTCCACCAGCCCAGACTTCGTTCATCGCCTCCGAAGCCATCAATACCTGAACCGGCAACAGGTGCTCTCCGGACAAGTAGCGGCGCTTCAGTTCCTTGCACCATCCGCGATGGTCGTAGGCTTCTTTTTTCACCGATGCCGATTCGATTGATCTGGCGCGCTCAAGCCGTTCTTCAACGGACAACTGCGGGGCTTCAATTGCCAGCGGAATGTCGGCACACTTCGCAGCAATGCGGCACAGGTCGATGAACTCGGGAAGGTTCGGCGGGTACTGGCGATCGTCGCAACCCTTGAGCGCAGCGCCGATCTGCGAGGCCGTAAATCCTCCCAACTTTTCAGCCCAAACCGACTTCACGTCAGCAAGGTTTGTACCTTCCCACTGACGCCCGAACGCCGCACCGTACAGCGAAGCCAGCCGGGAGAACAGCCGCTCAATCCACCCTTGCTGCAACTCCGTCGATAGCTGGCGCAGGGTGACGGTTTGCGCCCGTGAGTTCGGCGATGGTTGCACTGATGCGGTCTGCTCTGCTGCTTCCATTTTTCCCATTTCCACCCCCTTTGAGTTCAAACAACCCCTGCCATCCGTTCGTGATACTGGCGTCGATTACGGCGTCAGGTGGCTGACCTCTTGCGTGGCACTGCATTAGGAATTCCAGTTGTTTGGTGGCCGTTGCTTCAGGCGTCTGCAATCTCCTTGACCTTCTGTATCCAAGCCACTCCGCCCACTTCGATACAGACACGCATTCCGGCAACGGAATTAATAGAGGGTTGAACGGCGCAGGCTTGTCCTGCGCTGGTTTAGCTTTTGACTTTGTATTTGGTGAAGGTGATGGTGTTTCGTTTGGCTTACCCATTGGGGTATCCGAATTAAAACCCGTGGGTTTGTTTTGGGTTCCTTGCGGCCTCCCGCCTTTGCGCCCGTTGGCTTGTTGTTTTTCGTGGTTCTTGGTTGCCTTTTCGTACTCGGCCAGCAGGCGGCTTTGCACGATAGATTCACCATCAATGGTAAAGAAAGGCATCACGGCGGAACGTATCCTTGCCCACGACCTCTTGTCCGCCCGACAGATCAAGGAAAGTTGCGCCTCGTCGTTCGGAAGCCGACCTGCGCGATTCCATGCGGTCAGCAACAGCAATAGGTATGCTCCGTGCTGTTCGGTGGAAAGGTGCATGGTGTCCGCCATGTAGTCTCCGATGTAAAGCGGCATCCATGTGTCAGGCTTACTCACTCCCGACGCTCCTTTATGGTCTTCCAGCAGATGCCGCAAAAATATTTAATGGCCTGCTCTTTGTCTGAGATACGGCCACAAGCACGATTCATCGCATCCATCAAATCAAATACGCTCATGTGCTGCAGGAAAACCCGCACTGATTCACGGAACTTTGGCTTAAAGGAATAGCCGTCAAAATAGCCCCTGAAAATATCTTCAACCTCGTCAATTTGTCCTTCCTCGCCCTTTCGTTTTGCGCGTACAGCCTTCTCAAAAGCCTTAAGTTGCGCCATCTTTTCAGCCAGCAACTCGGCCTTTTCAGCAACAGATTGCGGGATTGAAGTCAGCAACCCAGCAGACTTACCGCGATTACAGTCAAAGCAAGCTGTAATCAGGTTGTCAATACTATTTCCGCCGCCCTTCGAAACAGGGTGAATGTGGTCAACCTCAAGAACTACGGATGGCGGCGTTGCTCCGCAGTATTGGCACGAAAACAGGTCGCGCTTGAATACCTTGAACCGCAGAGACTTTCCGATAGGCTTGCGCTCTGCCATGATTAGATAAGCCTCAACTGAGCCGGAAACCGATGCACTTTTTTGTCACTCTTGAGGGTGACAATCGCCTTGTGTTTGGCCTCCAATTGACGTTTGGCGATCCGTTTTTGGAGTTCAAGCCAGAGCTTGGCTTGGTAGTTGGTGACGGATGCCATTAATGTTCCCCTCCGTTTCCAGTGACTTTAGTTAGTCTGATAACTAGAGTGGCCTCATGCGTCTTTGCCTCTGCCCACTCCTTGAAAATCTTGAGCGCCATCTGTGTTCGAGATATGCCTTTGGCCTTGGCTACAGCGTCAATAACGTCGCTGTATTCGCGTTCAAGGTCACACCTGATTTCTACGGGGTCGGAGGACATTTAAGCGGTCTCTTGCGTCCTGAGGGCCGGCTTATCTGCGCGAAGCATCCCATTGCTTGCCATTTCGATCTGGTATTGCCGCGCCTCTGGCACCTCGCCAGCTTCGATCCAGTCGTAAATTGTTGGAGCCTTGAGGCCAAGAGCCTCTGCCACACGCGGGATTCCGCCGAAGTGCTCTATTACCTGTTTTGGATTCATGGGCGGATTATCGGAGTTCCGAAGCTGTATGTCAACTACTATTTCGGCACTCCGATGAATATACTAGGCACAATGCCATGACCATGCAAACACCAGGGCAGAGGATCAGGACGGCTCGGGAAGACGCTGGCTACCAGCAAGGCGAGTTTGCCAAGTTGATCGGCATCAAACAGATCACGTTATCTGAGATCGAAAGCGGGGAGACAAAACTCCCCTCTGCGGAGGTTGCTCTAAAGATGACTGAATTGCTCGGCCGATCGCTCCAGTGGATCGTTTTTGGTGATGATGGGAAGCTAGAAACCCCTTCCGACAAGGAAGAGGAATTGCTAACCCTGACTCGACAGATGGACGAAAAGTCCGTTGACGCCTTGGTAGCAACAGCTAAAGCCTTAGCTCGAATAGCCGGAAAGTAATATGCCGTAAGTAATACGGGATTCTTTCCGGGATCATTTCGAAAAATATTTTCGGAATTCCTATTGACTTTTGATTTCGGTTCTCCGATAATGGTTTCATCAGCAGCAGAAACAGAACAGGAGAACGTCATGTGGGACAACACCGAACAAGAATCAGCCGGCTACAGCGACATGTTGACCGACTTTGGATTCTTCGTCGCCTCGCTGGTGGCTTGTCTGGCCCTTGGCGCAATCGTCTGGATGCTGCTGCTATGAGCCCATTCGACCAAGCACGCACCTATCTGGCACGTGGAATCGGCCAGTACGGCTACGACACATGCAAGTGGCAGGCGAAAGTATGCCTGCATAACGGCAACTTGAAGATGGCGATCTGGAACACGCAGGTCTGTCTGTTTATCGGACGGTTGCGGAGGGTGTCATGAGCGCCTACAAATTCCGCGCGCTGGCAATTACTGATGTCGAGGCATCATCTGGCGGAAGGTTCGTCCACGTTGAGCTAGATATGGATACCCCACAAGCGAAGTCAGCATTTCTGACGCTTGCCGGAGATACGCGAGGCGACGAACTGACTATGTGGATGGCGGAACTCGGCTACTCCATAGCTGAAATCAAGGAGGAGGAATGATTCGCCTACTCCGCGCCCTTCGCACCTACAGGAAGCTGCACAGCACGTTCCGGCTGGCGTGGTTGATGAGTGCCAGGCCATGACCGCAGACCGCGTTGTTGTCCTCTTTACCGTTGCCGCAGCCGCCTTCGCTATCGGCATGGATTACGGCACCAGCAAGCCGGTCGTATGCCCTGACAAAGCGCCGCATGAGCAGCTTGTGTCCATCACCATCAACGGCCCCATTACTACCTGCGTCTATGCCTCTGGATATGGGCGCGCACTAAGAAAGGCAAGGTCGTGAAAACCTTTAAATGGACCAAAGAGCAAGACGCATTTCTTCGCGCCATGTATCCATCAAACCCGATGCAAGAAATCATCGAGGCTACCGGCAAGACGATGAACGCCATCTATGCACGGGCGCAGTTGCTTGGTCTTGAGCGTGAGAACAAATCAAAGTTCAAGCCGGGAGACCAGCGTGGACACAAGTTCCAACCGGGCAACAAGTCCTGGAACACAGGGAAAGCCGTATTCAAGATTACATCCCGCGATCTGGTCTTGGGCGAGTTCAAGCGCAACCCATCGCAGACAACTAAATCGCTTTCACTAGCTACAGGTGTCCGCCGTTCCGGTTGTTGGACGATCTGTAATGACCTAGTTAAAAAAGGTCTCGCGCATATCTCCGGATGGGTGTGCAGCAAGGAAACCAACTGGAACAAAGAAGCCACCTTCACCTATGGCCCCGGTGAAAGCACGGAATGGACCCCGAGACAGCAAAAGAACCAACCCGATGAAGACCCCTACGAAATACAGCCTATTCCACGCCCGACGCTCGGGTTGTGGGGTATCTGCTGGCCTAACACAACCATGCCGGCATCGCCGGCTGAAAGGAACTCACTGTGAACGCACCTGACAAGATCATTAAAGACTCGCTTGCTGCGGCATTTGTCCGCGCTCAAAAGGGGTTTGCTCCGGCACTCAAGACTAGCGTCAACCCTCACTTCAAGTCCCGTTATGTCGACCTAGCCGGATGCGTGGAAGCCGTGATTGATTCACTGAACTCCAACGGCCTCGCGCTGATTCAGCACACCGCAGAGAGCGAATCTGGCGTCGTGGTTGAGACTGTTTTCCTGCACGAATCAGGCGAATCCATGTCTTGCGGAAAGCTCCATGTTCCGGCGAGCAAACAGGACGCACAAGGCTACGGATCGGCACTCACCTATGCCCGTAGATACAGCCTCATGGCGGCGTGCGGTATCGCCCCCGAGGATGATGATGGCAACGCTGCAACAAAGCGTCCTCAACCCGCTCAAATCGCCACAGCGATTGACGTTGATGCGAAGTTGTTGGAACAGTACCGAGAGAAGGCCATGATGGGCATGGCGGCGCTTAAAGCGTTTCACTCAATGGCTAAAGGCGAGTCTAAAACCCGCGTATGGGCGCAACACGGTAACAGCCTGAAAGCCGCCGCAGACGAAGCTGACCTGGCGGGTACGGTATGAGCGCCCCTCAAGGAACACCGGAATGGCTGGCTGAACGCGCCGGCCATGTCACTGCATCTCGCCTTGCTGACGTTATGGCGAAGATCAAGACCGGGGAATCGGCTACCAGGGCGAACTATCGCGCCGAACTGGTTGCCCAACGCCTGACGGGTCAAGTTGGAGAATCCTTCACTAATGCCGCAATGCAATGGGGAACCGACATGGAGCCGTTTGCCCGATCTGCTTACGAGTGTTTGTATAACTCGCTTGTCTCTGAAGTCGGGTTCATCAGGCACCCATCTATCGAATGGGCCGGAGCCTCGCCGGATGGACTGATCGACTCGGATGGACTGATCGAAATTAAATGCCCGAACACGGCAACACATATCGACTACCTGCTTAAGGGCGTGGTCCCGGCGAAGTATCAACCCCAAATGCTTTGGCAGATGGCTTGTACCGAAAGGGAATGGTGCGACTTCGCCAGCTTCGACCCCAGGATGCCCGCTGAGCTACAGCTATTCGTGGTCAGGTTCAGTCGGGATGAAGCACGGATCGAGGAAGCAGAGAAAGAAGTGATCGCTTTCCTTGACGAAGTTGATGGAACAGTCAAGGCGCTGGAAAGGCTGATTGCCGGCCAGCGTGAGAAGGCGGCGGCGTAAATGGACCCGCGTTGGTGGTTCTACGCAATCTGCGAATACGCAAGGATTCGGATAGACATGAGCGCCGACGGCTACAGGACATACCTATCCGGCGAAGTGCTGGACAACAGGACAGAAAGGGCAATGACATCATGAATTACGAGGCGTGGCGGATTAGCTTTCAGAGTAGCGAACAGGCGGCGCGGGCCGCATGGCATGAGTGGCAACGGCTCCGCGCCATCGAGGAAGCGGCGAGGAATCTCTGCAACCAGAAGGGGCGACATAACACCGAGATTGCCATGCTGAGATTGATGAGCGTATGCGGATTTTGACGCCGAACGCATAGCTAAGGGGCCGGCCGCTTGCGGACGGTCCCGCTTGAGCGCCGGGTTATGCGGCGCGACCACGGAGAAAGACATGACCTTTGACGACTGGATGAAAACGAGAAACCCGAGATACGACCCAACCGACGACACGGTTGCACTTCGGGAACTGCGTGCCTGCTGGGTGGCGGCGCAAAAAGTCGGCGCTGGCGAGACGGCGGTGCAGGGCGACATGCTTTTGCCTGCCAACGTGTAATAGGGGTGAACCGATAAAATGGTTTAACTATATTTCTACAGTAAAACAATCCGATACGAAAGGATAAGAAATGGTCACTCGATACCAGATCAAGCGATGGGATCAACTCCAACGGATGATCGCTGCAAGGAAGGCAGCGGAGAAGCTGAGAAAGGCTGTTGAATCGGTCAAGAAGTAGGCGTATAGTGTAGATAAAAATATCTACTTGCCTTGGAGATTCTATGAGCGTTACATTCACAAAACTATTCGCTTCCATAACAGAATCAACAGTTTGGTGCGAACCTGATACCACTCGCCTGTGCTGGATAACCATGCTTGCAATGGCAGATTCCCGTGGAAGGGTATTCGGGAGCATACCTGGACTAGCAAATCGCGCCAGAGTATCAGTCGATGCAGCGAGGACGGCGATAAATACATTCCTTTCGCCCGATCCTGATAGCCGATCAAGCAATAACGAAGGTAGAAGGATTGAAGCTCTTGAAGGAGGATGGCGACTAATCAA